TCGCCCATAGCTTTCAGCATGTCGTCGAGGCTGAAGACGCCTTTGTCGATGGCGTCCTTGAACCTGACGCCCGCACCGGCCCCGAACATGTCCGTCGCAATCGCCAGAGCCTCGGTGTCTGTCTCGGCGTTCTCGATGTTGGATATCATCTCTTGAAGACCCGCCGAGATATCGGTCACGCCTTCGGCGGCTAGCTTCTGGACGGCGGTGTTTAAACCCGGCATCATCTTGGAGGCCGATAGCCCTGCCGCTTCCATGTTACCGACCAGCGCGGTGGCCTCGTCTAGGCTCAGTCCCATCGTCTGCAATTGTGGCCCGAACTTGACGATTGTAGATGCCAGGGCGGTCATTGGAACACCGACAGCCTGGGAGACGGCGGTCAGCTTGTCGAGTTGCAGGCGGGTCTCCTCTGCCGGCACACCGAAGGCCAGCATAGAATCGGCGACCGACTTGATCATCGGCGAGGCTTCTTCCCCCATCGCCCGCGACACATCGAGAAACGCCTTCGTAACATCCTCCAGGGCTTCGCCCTCCAGGCCCATCTCGGTATTGATGTCGGCAATCGCAGCCGACACCGTTGCCGCGTCCTGTGGGACAGTGGCCCAAACGTCTTTGAAGCTCTGGGTCAGCCCTTCTAGTTGTTCCCCGGTTGCGCCTGTACCAGCGGCGATGGTGTTGGTCGCCTCCTGATACTCCTGGCCGAGTTTCGCCGCCGCTCCAGCGGCCAGCGTTAGGCCACCCGCAGCCATAGCAACGCCCTTCATGGCAGACCGGAACTTTGTTCCCATCCCCTTGACGTTGCCCTCGGCCTTNTTGGTNTCGGCGTCGACTGTTATGGTGACTGTGTTAGCCACTCTTCTCGTCCTCCACCTTGCCCTCGCTCACGATGGTCAGCATCCGCAATATCCCCACATCCTCTGCCAATACCGCCGACGGCAGACAGCTATACCGCTGGCAGATGCCGTCGACGATCTCAGCCATCTCTAGCTCGGTCGGCTTGCTGATCGGCCTGCCGTCCTGATACGTCCCGCCTCGCACAGCCTTCCACCGGGCTATGCCGAGGCTGAGACTTCCCCCGGTGTCGTCGCCGCTTCCGTCCACGCGCCCAGGACTTTCGTTGCCAGGGCCGGAGGGAGCGACAGGAACCCCGACGCATCTGCCGGTAGTACCGTGCCGTCCTCGTTTTCCAGGTTCCACGACGACAGGATTTCGTCCCCGAACATCGAGAACGCAGCGCGGAGGTCGTCGGGGCTGGAGTCTGCCGCCCCGGCCAGGCGCTGGAGGTCGAGGAACGTCCTCAGATCGACGTCCAGCCGGGCCTCGATATGGATGCCGGAATACTCCGGCTCAGAGAACACCAGGACAGCCCGACGCCTCTGGATGACGAAGGGCTTGGCCCCATTGGTGCTAACCACCATCAGGCCACGGTGCTCCAGGTAGGTACGGTGCCGTCTGATAGATTCAACGTCGCGCTCCAGGTCAAGGCCCCGTCCGATCCCCTGGTGACCGCATAGCTCGCCACCTGCATCTCCATCGCCAGCTTAGGGTTGGAGGATGTGTTCCCGCCAACTCGGAGATCGAATGTCCGAGTCCCGGTGCGCGTCTTGAAGACATCGTGCGACTTGTTACTCGCCGCATTGAATGTCCCGTTCAAGCTCACGTCGCCGTCGCTCATGCCCGTGATCCGCTCCCGCGCCGACTTGTCCAAGCCGGTCGTCTCGACCAACTCCTGGGCGATGTTTATCCCGTAATCACCGATGTCATTGGAGATGTCTCTGACGGTTCCGCCGGAGTCATCCACTGCCACGTAATCGCCCAGTCCAGTCTGCTTCGCCATGATTTCGACCTCCTATCGTCGTGCGAATCCTACTGCGATTTTCGCGTTACTAAACGTCCCCGTTGTCGTCACTTTCAAATACCGGGCAACCGTGCCGGACATCGTCAACCTTTCCGATGTCGGGGCCGCAGCCGCCGCGACGGTCGAGAACGTTACCAAATTCGTATATGAGCCATCGCTGGTCGCGCATTCCTGAATCTGTACCGTGACGGAACCGGATGCCAGACTGAAAAGCTGGAGATACCCTACGCCGCCGTTAGACGTTGCGGCACCGCCGTCCATTACGGTGCCAGAACCCGCCGACGAATGGGTGTCATCGTGGGCGGTTAGCATCTCGCCGAACTCTAGCCCTGATCCGTCTGAGGTCGTATAGGTTGCGCTTGCCGCAATGGCCGACCCCGGAGCGCGGGTCGTGGTCATCGTCCCCTGCTTAGACACCAGCCCGACGCAGGGATCGCCCACCGCTGACCCCATCGGGACGAGAACGTCCTGATCGGCAGTCGGCTGCTTGCCGCTGTTCGATGTCCAGACCGCGTGCTGTTTGGAGGACGCAGGGTCGAAGAACGCGCCGACGCTGATCTCCCCGTCTACGATCCCGACGATCCGCTTCTTCGCCGACACGTCGAGCGTCGTCACGTCCAGGAGTTCATTCGTATAACCCAGCCCGCTCAGGGCNTTGGCATCGCCCGACAGGTCATATCCTGCGGCGTAAAGCCGGACGTTCAGCCCGTTTACTTTTGCCATATACGTCCTCCGTGATTAAATCGCTCTCCGGCCATCCTGGGGCCGCTATGGCGTGATCGTGACCTCGCCGTAGAGCTCCATCTCGTATGAGACGGTAACCGTGCGGAACACCCCGCCGCTCATGTTCTGATATCCGACCGTCGCGGCCCCGACCGAGGAGTCTGTGACGTTCCCGCCCAGGTCAGCGTCAGACCGGAGTTGGCTGTCGATCTGATACATCGCGTCCCAGACCTCCTCCTCGATGCTCTCCCGAACGTCTGCCGAATCCTGCATCCTAAAATATGCCCGTATCGTCACCGCCACGACCGATCCGATGTCGCCCAGGGTCTTAAAGTCGCTCCGGCGTCCCGTCAGCCAGAACGCCAGCATCGGCGACCCTGAGATCGCCAGCGGCTCCCCGCGATATACCGCGACGAAGGCCGGGTCGGAGATCGCCGCCAGGAGCGTGTCGATCTGGGCCAATGCCCCTGACCGGCTCAATCGAACGCCTCGACGAGAGCGTCCCCGATGTAATCCTCGTATAGTTTCGGATTGTTGTTGATGTGATCGTAGGCGTTCTGGAACATCCCGTAGCCCTTGAACGTCGATCTCTGATTCCGGCTGCTGATGCCCTCGACCCAACTGGAATAGATCAGGTTGGCCCCATATCGTGCCTCTCCGGCATCGACCTGAGAGACGTAGTCGCGGACGATGGACGCTCCGATATGGTTCCGGAGGTTTGCGGTAATGCGACCGTGGCCGGGATATAGCTCCTCCTTGACCCTGTTCGACCCCTCGATTGTCNCNAGNTCGANNAGCCCACGGTTGACCGCCTCGGTGAATCCGAGGCTGATCTGCTGAGGCGTCTCNAACATCGGCCCCTTGACCTTGAACGTCGTCGTCGGGGTCGCCATCAGAAGACCACCCCATTGGATGTACCGGTGACCCGGTACTGGTCGAGGGTTTGCAGGACGCTCTGCATCTCGCTCTCAGCCGACGTGATCGCGGCGTCGCCGGAACCAATGGTCGTGGCTGACCCCAGGTCGCGGTCGCGGAAGGCCAGCTTGGCGAGGTCGAGGCACGCCTGCACGACCAATTCGGGATAATCGTACCGGTAGAGGGACGCCCCTCCGCTGTGAGTTGCCGCTGTCGATCCATTGACGCCTCGCTCCACGGTGAGCGTATTGCCAGAGATAGCAGTGATATATAGCTGTTCGGTGTTGATCAGGATCGGTTGAGCGGGGCCGAGATCAGTCGCCGAGGCTACCGATGCGGACGTNGCCGTTGTGGACGTTATAGCGTCGGAGGTCGTGACGCTGACCGTNTCGGCGGTGTAGCCCCAGGAGCCGAGGATCGACAGGGTCTGCTGGCCCGCGCCGAGACCCTTGGTCGTGTCCTCGTTGAGCTTCAGGATTGTCTTAGGTGCGGAGTTGTACGGCATCAGCCAGAAGTCCGCGTTGTAGCCCTCGGTCAGGGTCTCCGAGGTGGCCCGGTCTGTTCCACCGTAGGCCGTCACCGTCGTCGGGCTGGCCATCCAGCCGTCCAGCGGCACGACGCCGGGAGTCGACATCGAGGTCTTGATGCCGTCCGTGATTGCGACGGTCTGATACTGCGGAGACTGCCGCAGACTACCGGAGCCGATGTCGTAGTGCCGGGTCTCAGTCAACGGCCCGAACGTACCGCCGCCGCAGTAGTCGTCGATCCTCCGGCTCGCCGCCTCCAGGATGCGCCGGATCGATCCCGCGTCAGACGTCCAGCCGGAC